CAACATCGCTAACGCTGGGAACATCAAGCGGAATCCATGCGTGGCATAATGAATATTATATTCGCAGAATTCGAGTTGGAAAAAATGAGTCGATATATATGCACCTATACTTGCATCATCCTGAGTTGGTAGAGGACGAATATTTTAGACCGCACGACACTGCGGTGATATCTGTTCCGCAAAAATGCCCCGAAGGGGCCATTACCCGCCGCGAGAGCGCTCTTCAGTTGTTGAAGCGAATAAAGCTTATTTCTGACGAATGGGTGCGCCCAGGACATCGATCTGGTCAGAATACTCATAATGTTTCAGCTACAATTTCTATAAGACCTGCTGAATGGACTGATGTGGGAGAATGGATGTGGGAGCACAGGAAGTGTTATAATGGACTCTCTGTTTTACCATATTCCGAGCATACTTATAAGCAGGCGCCCTTTGAAGATTGTTCACCAGAAAAGTTTCAAGTGCTTTTAGACAGTCTTAAAGATATAGATTTGACCACTGTTGTAGAGCTTGAAGACAATACTAGTCTAGTGGGAGAACTGGCTTGCTCAGGTGGGTCGTGTGAAATTACTTGACCGGCGTAAGATGGTTGTTATTATATAATCAAAGGAGGTTACAATGAGTAACAGCACAGAGAGCACCAAAACAACTGAAGAATACGTCGTCGAGTTTATCAAAGCCTTAAAGGCTGTAGAAGACGAGATGGAGCCATATAAGGAGCATCGTCGAGACCTTAAGAAGAATTATCTTGAGAACGCTTGGCTGTCACGCGATGAACTCCGATTAGCAGTTAAAGCTTATCGCATGATCAAGTCAGAAGATGATTTTGGAGAGTTAACAACTTATTATGATAAGCTTCGCAAAACTGTAGGGGCGTGATTATGAAGATGATTCCGTGCAATAGGCATGTTCTTGTCTCTAAAATACTAGAAGAACAAGACGAACAAGAAAATAAGATTTTATTACCGGAAGATTATAAAAAAACCGTGCCTTATATTAAGGCACGCGTTCTATCAAAGTCTGGTGATTGCAAATTAGATGTGATGCCTGGAGAGATTATTGTTTTTCGCAATGGTATGGAAGAAACTATTGAAATTGACGGTAAAAAGCACTATTTATTATTAGAAAACCATGTTTTGTGTCGCTATGGCGAGGAGGAGTCTTGATGAAGCTTACAATAGATAAGCTAAGAGAAATGATCAAAGATCTTAAAAAGGAGCATTACGATGTTCTATTGGCCACCCCTTCAAAGCAGGCTGCTGGCTCTAGAGAAGACAACAAGGTCCTTTATGAAGAAGAGAAAGATTAATCTCCACGACGATAAAATAGGATACATTGAACTAACAGATTGCATGGATGACGACTTAGCAGTTGCTAATGTCATCCGTGTGTCTGTTATTTTATATGGTGATCCAAAACAAGACGAAGGATTAAGAGTATGATAAATATAATTGTAATGATGATGATAGCATCGCCACCACAGCAATTTAATACATTGGAGAACATATATAATGACTTTATGTCTTCTCCGGTCACATATGAAGAGGTAATAGACGAGGCGATATATAATTGTCGTCGAGCGCATGCGAAAGAAGTCGACCCAGAATTATTAGAAAAATTAATGATGATAGAGATTAAGCATGGGGTGCCACCAGAATTGCGTGGCATGTTGATGGCTGCAGCCTGTCACGAATCTGGATATAACCCCAACGCAGAAGGTGATCATAAATTTGATAAAAGAGGCCGGCCCAAGGCAATTGGCATGTTCCAAATGTGGCCATGGTGGACACGCGCCAAGCCAATTGGTTATGCGATTGATCGTACCGATCCACTAGCTTCTGCTGAAGCTTTTATGGCACACATTAAAAGACAGATACCCAAGGTTAAGAAGAGGTGTAAGTATCGCACAAGGCTCAAGACCTGGGTTGCTGCCTGGGTTCATGCGATCAGAAAGCCCAAGCCAGAAGGTCGATGTTATGAAAAGCCCAAGCACTACCGACTTCTAAGAAAGTGGCATAGGGAAATCTACAATAAGAGAAAAAAGGCTGTTAAAGCTGGCGATGGGTGTTGAAAGATCATATATATGAATACGAACGAGTTATCGTTGGAGGTGATTTAAATGCCGTCAAGAAAGCATATGAGACAAGCAGCTATTTTATCGATAATAGTGACCGCTTTATTTTTCCTTTCGACTCCGTTGATAATGTCAGTGATCTGGGGATAGAGTATGGTTCTGCACAACAAGTGTGGGATCATTTTTCTTATTCTTTATCAGAGCAAGGATTGAATTCTGTTGGAAAATCTGTATTTTCTATAAATATAGATCCCGAAAATTCTTCCTTACAAATCATTACTAAGGAGTTCAGCAAAATAACAATTAGGTATGGATCCTTAAATGTGCTAAGCTTGCAAAATGTGTACGGCGCGCCACCCACACAGGTAGAATTTATGGGATATCGTGTTTTTGACTGGTTTGATGTGAAATCGGGAGCGAAGCACGAACATGAAGTTATCGAATCGCCAGATAAATTTTGCAAAAAAATATATTTCTATTTATCTTCACGGATTATGGGAAATAAAAAATATAAAGATTTGGTTGCGGAATCTAGCTTAACAGAAGAAGAGTTAAGTTCTGTGAATTTTTCCAGCACAATAGCCGGATTTAAGACTAAACAGATGATGAAAGACGCCGGCATACTAGGCACGGGCCATGGTAGCGGAAAATTTAGACCGATCCGTCTTGAATTTAATCGTAGGGATATCATCAAAAACGAACTAATTATATATAAGAAGGAAGGCAATATTGAGCTAGGAACCAGATCTTGATTGAATTTTTATTATTTATTGGAATCGCTGCTTTACATTTAATATCAATACCTATAGCGCTACTATATGGTGTATTTATGGAGTGGGCACTGCATAAATATGTATTGCATGGCTTGGGAAGTAGAAAGAAGAGTATATGGTCTTTTCACTGGCATGAGCATCATAAAATTTCTCGTCAAAATGATTTTTATGATCATCAATATGAGGATGATTTTACTGGCGCGCCCTTGAGAGAAAAAATATCTTTATTTTTATTAGCTTTAGCACATTTGCCGCTAATTATATATGTACCTTTTTTCTATATAGCTTTGGTATACCATAGCATAAAATATTATAAAATCCATAAATATGCCCATCTTCATCCTATTTGGGGCAAAGTTCATTTAAGATGGCACTACGATCACCATATGGGAAAAGATCAGAATGCCAATTGGGGAGTCACAAGTGATATATTCGACAAAATATTTAATACTAGAAAAGAATATACACAGCCAATCACCAGGAGAATGGATTAGATGAAGTTTTATGAAAAATGGAATCAATTCCTGCTAACGGAAAGTGTTGAACTTCTTGTTGAAGGTCGAAAAGAGAACGCCATGAAGGGCCTTCTAAAAAAGATTGAAGATGAGGAACTTGAGGAATGGCTCCACCGCGTGGCATATCCGCAAATCTTAGAAGCAGACACAACTCCTGATAAAAAGTATATTGAGTGGACGGCTCGCAGAGTTAATGCTTACGTACACAAATTGTATAACGGCATCGAAGCATGGGAAGGCGGTCCTTCTATGGAAGAGATTAGAAAGATCGCCAAGAAATCTCCTACAGGCACAGAGCTAAACGACATGTCTGCCAACTTAAAACAAGACGGCATGGTTGCAACAAGCTTTCGAGCCGCCATGGCCGCCGGCAACAAAACCGCGTATGAGTCCATATTACAAGATCTTATAGATGCTGTCAAGCGCCGAATCAGGTTCGCCGGCGAGTCAATGCCTTCTTATATCAAACTAGTTAACAGAAACTTGATAGAAAAAAATATCGAGTCTTTTAAAGATATTGACGAATTCGTTCAAGCTGTGCGCGCTGGCATGAGCGATCTTAGCCGCCGTGATGCAGTCAAAGCTATGGAGAAGCAGGCCAAAGAGGAGTCTGAAGTCATTATGAGCAATGATGATGTTCTGATTGTGAGGCCCTATACTACTCTAGCGTCGACATGCTGGGGTAAGGCAGAAGTGGGCACCCAGTGGTGTATATCTGCTTCAGAGAGCAGAAACTACTTTGATCAGTATACTGGCGAAGGAGTTGGGTTCTATTTTGTGTTTATGAAGCACTTGCCTAAATCAAGTGACAACAAAAAACTGGCTTTGGTTTACAAACCTGGAGACGATTTTCACCCTTCTGAAGTTTTTGATCGGCCTGATGAACAATACGATTACGATCACGTATACGACACAGTACGCGAAAATGTCCTCGCTGGCGCATTAAAAAAGGTGCTCAAAGATCAGCTAGAAGCTATAAAGGGCCCAGCGAAAAATAGGCGCCGCGACGACCATTATAGCAAAGAATATGAAGTGATGATGTCGAGATATGAAAACTTGATGCAAGCCGATTTATCTGTTGGAACTGTAAAAGACCGGGTTGAGGACGGCATTCTTGGAAAGGTGTTTCAAGCACTGGATATTGAGAATGTCGAAGAATTCGAAGAACACATCGATGAAGCCGTACACGAATTGTCTGGCGATATTATGGGTTCATGTGGATCCCATTGGGAAGACAACCCTGCAGGCCCAACCGAAGAGGAGTTTGACAAGATATTAGAGGATGCTAATCTACAAAATGTACATGTGAGCATTGACGATAGCGGTGACGGACGCCTTTATTGGAATGGCTATGCATCTTGGGACTTCACTCATGAAGAGGACTTATCTGACGACGTGGACACTGATGTCATTAGAGATCTGCTTGCCGATGCATGTCATGACAACTATATATATCCTGACGAACTAGAAGACAATTCATACCAAGGCGATTATCAGTTTTATGCCAACTTTAATCCAGACCACGGGGAATATGAAGGCCTAGAAGGGTTCAAGAGTTTCGTAGAGAGAATGTCCGAGGCCGACGCCGCGTATCAGAAGATTCATGATGATACAGTTGACAGGATGAAGGCCTCTGGAATAATTCACGGCCCGTCTTTTATAAATACAAAAGAGGCTTTTGAGGCATTAGATTTGGAAAATTATGACGTCGATATTGAAGATGGACAGATAATACTTAGCACAAGGTTTTACGCAAAGCTACTCTTACCGGAAGAGTTGCGAGGCGACCGCAGGCTTAGAGGCCGCCCCCAAGGGCCCGCTCCACCCGGTGACGAAGATGCAAACAGACATAGGTTAGCAGCAAGAGAAGCGTATCGTACCCTTGGTATTATTATGAGCGATCCCAGTAACATTGAAAACTATATTTTGGCAAATCTTCGTGGCAGGTTCAAGAAGGCTTTTGAAAGAATGTATGATATGCTTGGTAGACAAATGCAACTAGATCTCAAAGAGGACAAGGGCGAAATCAAAGTGCCCGTGTGGGATATGAAGATGGGCTCCGTGGGCGCACAGAAACAGGGTAGCATCCCAGCTGGGCAACTAACGGGCTCACAAGAATATGCGATATCTGATACGTGGATGTACTGGTTTGATGTTGTGGTTGGCACTGGCAGCAAAGGAGAGGAAGAGCTGCTTAACTTGCAAAAATTTATAAAG